AACTTAAACTATCAAGTCTTGTTGCGAGTGCGGAGTTACCTGTGACAACTGTGGTTGCCAATGTTGCTATATTAGCACCTAGACTTGCTGCATTGGTATTAGAGAAAGAGGATAGACCGTCAATACGTAGTGCAATAGAAGTATTCGCATTTGTAAATGTGCCAGCTAAGGTAGAAATGTTAGCGCCTAATGATGCTGCGTTTGTATTACTAAATGATGATAGTCCGTCGATGCGTAATGCTGTTGCACTATTTGCGGTAGTGAATGTGGATGCAAGAGTAAATACGTTTGCGGATTGCTGTGCAGCATTTGTATTGCTAAATGCACTAAGTCCATCAATTCTAGTTGCTAAAGATGTATTTGCTGTAGTGAATGTTGCTGCAAGAGTTATAACATTTGCAGATTGCTGTGCTGCATTAGTGTTAGAAAATGATGAAAGACTATCAATTCTAGTCGCTAATGCACTATTACCTGTGACAACTGTAGTTGCTAGTGTAGCGATATTGGCACCTAGTGATGCAGCATTTGTATTGCTAAACGAACTTAGTCCGTCAATACGTAATGCAATTGAACTATTGGCAGTAGTAAATGTTGCAGCGAGTGTGAGTATGTTAGCGGACTGTTGTGCGGAATTGGTATTACTAAAAGAACTTAGTCCATCTATTCTGGTTGCCAATGCTGTATTAGCATCGGTGAATGTTGTGGCAAGAGTTATAACATTTGCAGATTGCTGTGCTGCATTTGTGTTACTAAACGAACTTAGTCCATCTATTCTTGCTGCTAATGCACTATTACTTGTTACCACTGTTGCTGCTAATGTTGAGATATTCGCACCCAAAGATGCAGCATTTGTATTGCTAAAAGAAGATAGTCCATCTATTCTTATAGAAAGAGCAGAGTTGCCTGTAACAACTGTTGTTGCCAATGTAGAAATATTAGCACCAAGACTTGCAGCATTGGTGTTAGAGAATGAAGATAGACCATCAATTCTTGCTGCAATTGCAGTATTGGAGTTTACGAATGTTGCAGATAGAGTTGATATGTTAGCACCAAGACTTGCAGCATTGGTATTACTATAAACTGATAATGCGTCGATTCTTGCCGCAAGAGCAGTATTGCCAGTGTTGATTGATGAAAACTCACTAACGTAGAATGTATGATAATTGTTTACGTTACTTCTAACCGCATTGGCGTATGTGAAGGAATCATTTGCTAATGTGAATACTGTATTGGTTAATTGTAAAGCAGAATTTGTTAATTGTAACGATGTTGCTAATGCACTATTGGATGCATTAAAGACTCTTGCTACGGAAGTATTTGTTAGTGATGATAACTGATCAACCTCGTTAACAATTTCATTGTATGATGTTGTAAGTGAATCTACCGAGTTATTAACAATTGAATAGACTGTATTTGTTCTACCAAAAATAGTATTTACTTGAGCAGAGACAGTGTTTGTTGTTGTGTTAGTGATACCAAAAACTGTATTGACTTGACCAAATACTAGATTAGACTGGGTTGATATTGTATTAATGGCATTATTAGTGATCGTTGAAATCGTATTGACTTGACCAAATACCAGATTGGATTGATTGCCAATTGTTGCAACAGACGTATTAACGAATCCATAAGATGCATTGATTGCACCGAAAATTGTGTTAGTCTGTCCAAAGATTGTTGCAACAGAAGTATTGACTGTTTGGAATACAGTATTAGTAATACCATAGATTGTATTAGTCTGACCAAAGATCGTGGCAACAGAAGTATTGACTGTTTGGAATACAGTATTGGTTACGCCAAATACAGTATTGATCTGTCCATTTAATTGTGTAGTTGCTGTATTTAAGGATTGAAAGGCGCTATTGACAGTGCTATAGACAAGGTTAGACGCATCAAATATAAGTTTTTGTGCAGTATTAGTAACATTTGCTACACTGTTGATTCTCGATGTTATAGCATTCACATTAGCAGTTATTGAATTGCCAACATTGCCTGTGATTGTATTAGCAAAATCAAAAGAAGCATTTGTTGATCTATGTATTGTATTTACTAAATTTGAAAGATTATGTATATCTGTTGTAATAATAAAAAATCTAGAGTTAACATTAGACCCTAATAGGTCAATTGATGCTGCGGCAGAGTATGTATTACTACTTGTATTAAGAACACTTGCGATTAGATTCTTAAGACTGGAATCTCCAATGAATAGATCATTTGATATAAAAACGCTACTAAGATATGATGTATTAGCATAGAAAACGTTTGCTTCCACATTTGATAGATTAGCGTAGAATGCGGTAACATTAGAAAGAGAAACTTCATTTAGATTTACTTGATTGTTGGCAACAACGTTACCTGAGATTATTAGACTACCAGTCGTATCTATTGTGAAGACTGAGTTTCCGTTTAATCTAAAATTAACAATCTTAGAATTAGCGCCGTGACCTGTCGAGGTTATGTTTAGTCCAAGACCAACGAAATCAGTATTTGGTGAATAGTTCAGAACTACATTCGCTAAACCATTTGCATTCGCAGTATTGGCAATAACCTGAATAATAGGATCTGTATTAGCGGGATCGGTATTGGCCGATTTCGTTACTGTATTGGCCCAAATTCTTGTTAGATTGTCTATTCTTACTGTCATCCAGTTGTTACCACGTAATCTGAGTTGTAATCCTGACTTGGTTTGCCAGTGAAATGTTGATCAACCGCAATCACGCCTGCATCATCTGTAACGGCTACTATCATAACCTCTGTATAATCTACTGAGGTATTAGCATGGTCATATGCATTGCTTCTCTCAAAGTTTGTTAATGTAAAACTATTTCCAGAATCTTGACCGACTAGTGTTTGTCCTGCTTGAGGAGTTGTCGATCCCATATTCTGTAATACAGCAGATGCTTGACCATTACCGATATTAATAAAATTTTTAACTTGTCCTACGACTTGACCGCCTACAGAAACAAGTTCACCTATATTTAGGTTACCTCCAAGAATGTTTCCTAAACCTCCACCAGATCGCCCTCCATAAGCAATTATGTTTGGAGAACCTTGCGCTGGATCTGTTGGAGAGAATGGATGTTGAACAAGACCTTCAGTGTCAGGAAGGGCAGTGTCGCCCATAGCAACTATTAATCTTTTGCCTTCAATTATTATGTTGCCCGGACCGTAACGTGCTATTAAGTCGCCGCCGTTTCCGTGTGTATCTTTATCACCTTCAACGGCAGCGAGGACTCCATTCATTATGACACTACTTTGACCTGTGACTAATGTTTGTGCGCCACAGAATCTTAGCATCTGGTCAAGGTGGACTGGCGGCATTCTTTCTTGGTCTCCCTCTTCCTCTTTTTTCTTCTACTTTTAGTATATCTGGAATATTTATAACGACAATATCCTTTTGATTTGAAATCTCTGCAATAGTTGATATACCTGTTGAACCAAAACCACCTGCTCTATTTGTCTTTGGAATAGGACGCATAGGTGTCTGTTCAATAGCATATTCAATGTTCTTAACTAGTTCGGCTTGAGCAATACGATCACCATCATTGATCGTAATAGAATTTTCAGAAATGTTATGAATCAAAACCATTAGTTCTTCAACATAGTCAGAATCAATAACACCTTCTGCATTTGCAAGAACCAAACCTTGCTTCAAAGACATACCAGATCGTGCATGAACACGAACCGAATAACCTTCGGGAATATCTAGAATGAGACCTGTTGGCACCATCATTCTATCACCAGGACTAATCGTCAAAGCACCTCTATACATTCTTGATATAGGCTTATTCTTGCCCGAGTATCCTTTGATTTCTGATTTACCTGAACCCTGAAATGCTAAATCAAAACATGCTGATTGTGTGGTTTGATGAACAGGTAGTAAAACTTTAGGATGAACTTTATACATTTTCAGTAGTGTCATAATATAAACTCCAATTGTTAATCTTCATTATGTCTTTTTTTGCCTAGTGAATACTTGGCGACCAAGTTCCATTCAGGCTTTTCCATGTATGATATGATTTTGATTCTGTTAAGAGGTGTTAGAGGTTCTTTGCTCTTATCAGGATCGACAAGAGTTATTAGTCCCCACTCTGCCAATAGATTAGCAATCGTGTTTCTTCTACCACGATCTTCGTCAGAAAAGTCTGTTGCTTTTTCATCTAGCATGAACATTTCTTTGAAATGAACTAAGTAATACTTGCCTTGCTTATGTAAAATATGACAAGACTGATACAGTGTCTTATCTTTCTTAGATGCAACACCTATACGAGTTAATGTCTCTTTTACCTTTAAGAAGGCTTGCGGATCAGGAAGCCTTACTTCCACGAAGTCTTCTAGGTTTGCTGTCATTTATGCCACCTTTGTTTAATTCTTTTCTTATTTCTTCTAACTGGGTAGCGTTTAGCAGAACCAATGCTTCTTTGGCCTTCTCGTTGGAATAACGATAATACTCCTTTACGGCTTCCAAATTCTCAATGGTTTCACGCTTTTCCCATTTTCTAAAAGGGCGTTTATACCCTCTTATGCTATTTAGTAGAAACTGATATTGCATATTGGCAGACAAACTAGGATACTTATTCATCTCATTGGCTTGCATAACGCAATCGTAGTGAAACGAGATGGCCCGGTTCACTACGAAAGCATTATAATCTTTTTCATTTTCAAGAACATCCTTCTTGGTATGTAGAATAGAAGGAATGATATCTTTAAAAAGATCGCTCATTTTATCTCACACTCTACCATGATTTCAGTCAAACAAGCCACAAGATTTAGTTCTTGATCTGCCACGAATGCAGATTGATATTGATACTTGGCAAGAGTAACAACAGCAGCAGGAATAGACTCTGGCTTTAGATACTCATTCAATCCATCATATACAGAACGATAGATACGAGAAGGATCAATGTCAGAGTTCACCACAACCCACTTACGCATAGTGCCAAAGTCTTTATCCTTTAATGCTTTGATTAGTTCAGATAAAGATTTAATACCATCAAGTTGACTAACAACACCAGCGTCAATGTTTCCAGACACAGCATGGCGTTGGAGTTCATTAAGAAGACGCCGATAGTCTGGAAAATACTTTTCAACAATCTTGATAAGAACCTGCTTGTCATATTCAACACCTTCTATCTTTAGAATTTCATTGACTCTTTTGAACATCTTGGCAGCCATTATAGGCTTTTCACTAGACTTCAAGGTAAAATCAACGACGGAGCATCTAGAATGAATAGCGTCTTTGATCTTAGCCTTGAAGTTGCATGTGAAGATAAAAGAACAATTGCCAGCAAACTTTTCAATCACACCTCTAAGAGCATCTTGCGTATCTGGTGTTAGGCCGTCGGCTTCATCTAGAATGATAACCTTACGACCACCAGTAAGCGATACGGTTGACGCATAACCCACAACCTTTGTTCTTAGAACATCAATGCCTCTTTCTTCTGAGGAGTTGATGAAAAGATAATTACAACCGATTTCATCACACATAGCCATGGCTGCGGTAGTCTTACCACAACCAGCGGGTCCTGAAAGAAGGAGATTTGGAATCTCCCCCTTGATCACATATTCTTGAAATGCTTTCTTGATACGGTCAGGAAGCACACAGTCCTCAATCTTGTGCGGACGATACTTCTCAACCCAAAGGAAGTCATTGCTCATAAAAACTTTCCTATCATAAATCCGATGCCACCAAAAATGATGGCACCGATAATCACAATCTTAATCAGTTGCGGAACTAATCCAGCAACTATCATATCACCTAGGTCACTCATTCATTGTCCTCATATCGAAACGCATTCATATACATTATAACAGATAGCATCAGGAAAAACAACCAATGATTGATATCAGCATGATCCACATTCCAGTAATACACGGCCATAATAACATCAATTGCTCCCATTACCTCAAAGATAAGTGCCATCATAATTGCGTCTTCTCCATCACAGTGGTATAAAACTCTTCAAAGTCGGTGTTTTCTTGAACCTCGTCTTTGAAGTTTGCCTTAAAGTATGCCTTTGCCATGCGACGAATGAGTTTCTTATCAATGCCTAGTTTGTCGTTTAGTTCATTGATGGCCTCTTTCTGTAGTTCACGCTCGGCACCAATACGTGTCATGGAGTCATTCAACTCCATGATTGCCTTACGAAACTGCTTGCGTTCCTCTTCGGTTAGTCCCTGCACCGAACGGTTCTGTTGATTATGTCCCATCATGCTCATTAGTCCACCTCAATAACTGCTGCCGGATTCACACACATGCCGTGACCTCCGTAGACACCACCGGCATCTTCACACTTTTTATTCTCTGTATATTCCTGATAGATGATAAGTCCAATAGCAAGAAACAACAGAAACAAACATCCAAAATAGAGACGCCATACATACATCACTTGGTCTCCAAAGCAATGAAATACTTTAGATTGCCTGCCTTGTTCTCAAACTTAGCAAAGGCACCAGTCTGAACCTCAACATCATAATCATCAGGAACCAACTTGAGATTTTCTGTCTTGAATGTGGCAATGAAATCCTTGCCAGCATAATCACCAATCTTGATTGAACCTCGATTGGATGTATCATTTGCCTTTTCGTGAATGAGTAGATGTAGTTCACCATTCTTACCTTCGACAGAAAGATTTGGTAGAGAGTTCATTGTTGCCATCTTGAGCAACTTTTGAAACATAGCATTCGGTAGAGAGAACTTCACATCGACATTTTTCAAGACTAGTTCCTTATCTGGTGGGGTAATAATAAGATTTGGAGAGCAAGCAAAATAATCGAATGATAGTTCACCATCATCTAAAGTAACAGACTCTTTCTTGAATGTTAATTCTGGATTACGAAGAGTTGTTACATTACCTAAAAACTGATTTAGGTCATAGATACCAAACTTGGCAGGAACATCATCTTCCAATGTTGCTTCAACAAGAATGGACTTTTCAGGTGAGATTGTTTTCTGTATCTTACCTTCATTTAGAACTACACCGCTATTAATAGAGGCAAAATTCTTTAGAACGGTAAGAGCGGTTTCACTTAGTTTCATTATATACTCCTTTGTATCAAACTGGATGATGAAATATTGTAGTGGGTTTGTCTTCTACTGTCAAGACCAATTTTATCTTGTCTTTCAGTTCCTGTAATGTGCCATCGTTGTCTATAACATAGTCCGGCACAACTGAATTCCATGCTGTTTCGGATATATGCATCTTCATCTGCTCTTCCAAAGAAGGTTCTTCTCCTCGTTTGACACGAACAATAACACCACCAGCACTCCGAACAAAATCAAGTTCATTAGGAAAACGGCAATCGGAGATAACCACATCTTCATATCCGTGAATGCGTTTCTCTAATGCTGCAATCCAGATGTTATCTGCGATTCCGTGTCTACATGCTTCGGTGCCCATCTTCTGTAGAATAAGACGTGGAGTCACCTCGTAACCGAGTTTATGTGACCACCACGGATCAACACGCTCACGGAAGGCCCGTGATGCATTACTATCACCTTCTAGAAGACCTCGTGGCCATGTAAAGATAGTGGCCACGGCATCTTTAAGAGCATCAGCAAAAGCGAATCCGTGATACCCATGTTCTCTTACAAGAATATCACGGACTGACCCCTTGCCGGCTCCAATAAAGCCAACAAGACCTATAATCATCGCAAACTACCTGTAGCAGCAGCAACCGCAGGAAGATCACCCTGGAATGCATATGTTCCAACGTGAGTAGTCTTCATCCATGGACATAGCCAGATTTTATATCCAATCTTACGAGCATTCTGACAAAACATATAATCTTCTGAAAGATAACGATGCGAATCTGGATCAATGATCGTATCAAAGTAAGCATGAATATATCTAGAACCATCAAAATGTGCTTGACCGACATGATCTGGCTTATAATGAAGTTCTGGATACTTTTCAG